AAGCGTCGTAATCTGCCCTGGTAGCGTGAAGGAGCGCGCCGAGCCAACGATGTAAACAGGCTCAAGAAATGAAATCGGATTGCCAAGGTCAGAAGCGAAAAGGGAACTCCCTCTGGCGACCCACAGCCGGTCTCCGACAAAAGCCATCGGGCCACCCATCGGGATGTCCGACGTGTGCCGCGCACGGGTGCCGTCAAACACGACCGCGCGCGCCGTGCCTCCGTCCTGCACCACGAGAAGATTTCGTTTGTCAATTAGAGTGGTGGACGCGTCGAAGTTGAGAACGACCGACTGTTCAACCTGACAGAAATATAACTGCCTGGTCTCTGGGGAGAATTGGATGCCTTCAAATTGACGGTAGGTCGTATAGGGCGCTTCCGTAATGTAGAGCTTGCCTTCGACACCGAACAGGATGACCGTTGGACTGTTGAGCGGGCGAAAAAACGCTGCGCCTTGGATATTACCCGCCGGGAGAACAAATTTGCAGCGATAGCCGGGGCGGGTCTGCAAGATGCCGCCACGGTTTACCAGATTGCCAGCCCGGGCATACATTCCGGGCGGCAAAATGTCGGGGTTGAGCAGAGAATTCTGCCCGGCCCCGAAACCCAAATCGCCTTCCTGAACTTTTCCTTGCGCCATTGTTCTTTAATCAACCCAACCGTCGTCACTGCGTCCACTGTTGCGGTCGTTCACCTGAATGGGATTCGCCGTCGGCGAAGTCAACACTGACTCCCGCTCCGTCAACAGCCGTGTGGCCTGCGCCTCGAAACCGACCGCCTCGCCAAGCTGAAACTCTTCGTATTTCTTCAACGCCCGCATCGCCAGCAAGAGCGCCGGACGCGAGTGAAGCAAAATCCGGTCAGCGCGCGAGCGTAGCTCAAGCGAACGGCGTCGGTAGCACAGACGAACCCACTCACAGCCCCGATGCAACTTGATACGCCGATACTGGGGACGGACTTCATCCGGCTCGAAGACCCCCAAGAGCGTGCCGCTGCTGGAACTGTTGTCAAAGCTGGACAATCTAACATTGCCAACCATCAGGGCTTTGTCAATCCAAGTGATGCGAGAAATTGTCGGCGCTCCGGCTTCTGGGATGGCGTAGCCGTAAATCGTCGGCACAAGGTAGCCGTCCGTCCACTCGCCGTTTGCTTCAGTCCGCAAGGGCCGATTCTGTTCATCGAAGCCGTAAACGCGAAGAGCTTTCCCGGAATCTTCCGGGCGGTCGAGGAACGCAACCAACTTCGTTGGGCAACGAATGTCCCGATAGGTCGGAAAATTACCGACGTTCTCCCAAGTGTAAGTGCAGGGGGTGCCGAAGTCCCCGGGGCCGTTCAGATGAAAGGAAAAAAGCTCGTCGCGACCAAGTGCCGGACGACCGCCCATGTTCACCGCCAGCACTGTTTCGACCTCGCGCGGGAGCGTGACGCACTTGCCGTCAACGCACAAATCCACCATGCCGACAAGAGCGTCAATTTCGCCCTTGTTAGCTAATAGCTCGACGGAATCCGTGATTCGGCGCAGCAACTTCTTCTCGGCGCATGAACCGAAAATCGTTAGGGCTTCATCCCAGATGTCTTCAACAATGAGCATTAGTATTTTTTCGTGATTTCGTCGCGGAGCCGGTCGAGTGCGTCTTCAGCGCGTTCCTCTTCTTTCGACTCTTTGGCTTCGCTCTGGACGGAGAGAATCTCCTTGACACAAATCGCTGCGTCGTAACGCGTCTTGCCATCGCGCTCAGTCTTGCCCTGTGACTCGCGCTTGAACCTAACAACCATCGTGCCCTCTTCAGGAAAGGACAGTTCCTTTTCGCCGTTTAGGTGGAGCATCGGATAATGCTTCTCTGGCATCGGAACGGCGTTTAGACCTTCGTGATATTCAGCCAAGTCGATTGGTGTCTTCATATCAGGTGACGAGCTTGACGAACTTCAGAGACGTGAGTGCCGTGACGACCGTGCCCCGCGCTACTGTAGTGTTCTGCGCCCACAGTTGGAGCGTTCTCGGCGTCGCACCGAAGTCCGCAATGATTGAGCACTCCGACATCTTGCGCTCAGACGGCCCGAGAGTCACAAACTGACGGCCTTCGTTTAAAGTGCCCGGCGTGGTAGTGTCCCGAATGACGAGAGAAATCACGTCGTTGGAACTCAGCGTGTCGCCAATGAGGCCGTAGGTCGCAATCACGAGATTTATACCGGAAACGGTAATCTCGGGAGTGAATGGGCCACCAAAAACGACGGCTGCGGACGCGCCGGTCAACGCATAGTTGGAGCCGACGTTCGACCAACTCATTCCGTTGCTGCCTGTCGGGCCGGTTGGCCCGGGGACGCCTTGGATACCCTGCGGCCCCGTTGGCCCTGTCGGCCCCGTGATGCCTGTCGGCCCTTGCGGGCCTTGTGGCCCTTGCAAACCTTGTGCGCCCGTCGCGCCTGTCGGCCCGGCTTGACCCATCGGCCCGGCCATCACGCGAATGAGGTCGAAATCGTCCGGCTCGGGGTTTCCGGTCGGCTTCAGCATGAACAGTTGCCCTTCGGGCGAACCGTCTTCAAGAGGGTAATCGGTTACTTTAGGCATTGGTCACGTTGTCGTAAATCTGCAAACTGTCCATGTCGAGAATTGGAAAACCCTGCGGGTCTTGCAAAACAAAATCATCGGCTGCGACCGGATACCGGGGCACCGTGCGAGGAACTTTGCTCGTCACCAGAACGCGCGCACCTTTTCGACACGGGCCGCACGTTGAAAACTCTTCTCCCTTTCGGACGATTGGAAGTTGCTTCATCTCTTACGCCAGTTTGAAATACATAAGCTTCGAGTAGGCGTATCGCACAATCGGAGCGTCGGGCGTCACGTCATCTGTCTCCCCCCAAACTTGAACCGTCGTAGCGACGGCAAACGTAATCAGCGTCCGAACGATGACGGGAGTATCATAGCCAGCGCCGCCGAATGAAAGAATCGTGGTCGGCGTCGGACTGTTCGTCAATTCGACCGCTGCGTTCGGGTCATACAAAACGAAGAGTCCCGTGCGGATGCTTGCGACACCCGTCACAACCAGATAGGCTTCAATGTAATACGTCCCCGGAGCAAGCACTAACTCTAGGTCTGTAGTTCCGAAATCAATCTTAGAAAGATTCAACGTCAGAGTATAATCGGTCGTGCCGCCCGTGACGATTCCGTTCGATGTCGTTGCTGCTGCACCTGCGGGGCCGACTGCGCCCGTGGCCCCGACTGCGCCCGTTGCGCCTGTCGCGCCCGTGACTCCTGTATCGCCCTTGTCGCCCTTGTCGCCCTTGTCACCTTTGATGGACAGTCCTTGATAGCCGGAGGGCAATACAAGAGTGCCAACGAGAATAGAAGACGCCGGAGACGAAATCAACTGGCGGAGCGTCGCGAAGACCGTGTTACCGTTCCGGATGTCCGTAATCTCAAACCACCCGGCTCCGGGGATGAAGACAATCAGGCCGACCGAGAGGACGGCGTTGGGCAGCACCGTGAACTGAACGCTCGGGGAACCGGGTGTCGGAACCGTCAGAACACTGGTCAGAATCGTATATGCGTTCCGGCCCGCCGTTCCGGCGGCTCCTGTGTCGCCAGAAGGGCCTTGGAGACCTTGAATTCCTTCAGCAAAGAGGCGGAGAAAATAGCAGGCGAGACCTTCGTCGGTGCCTCTCGGGTTGGCCGGAAGACCGACACTCAAATTGCACGGCAGAACCCAAGAGACGACGCCGTTAACTTCCGTCTTAGTGATGATGCCGAAGAACTGACGGGTAAAATTGTCCAACGCCGACGGTAGCGTTTCGCAGTCGGCGGAGTTCGTCGGACATTCGTTGCAAGGCGTGCAGCCTCTCACGTTCTGAGACTCCGAACAAGTGGACGGTGTATTACAGTTGCAGGCCATGTTGCTTACTTGGTCAAATCTTTGACGACAAACTGAACGTCTTCGTCTTGAGCTTTCATCTGGGACGTTCTGAAGTGCTCCAAAATTTTGGCCTCAAGGTCTTCGCTGATGCCGGGAATCTTTTCCTTCAACGTGTATTTGAAGTTCTCGCCGCCCTTAATCAGTTGGCCCATTGCTTTCGACGCCACTGCGCCGCCCGCCCGAACGACGTTTAAGCCGACGCCGACGGCTGGATTCGAGACGGCGTAGGCTTTCAGGGCAATGGAGCCAATCTTAAATAGAATGAAACAGACGACGAGAGCCACTGCGAGCAGCGCAAGGTAGCTCACATAACCAATCTGAAAAATTCCTGTTCCCTCTATTGAGCGACCGATGTTGACGTTGTTGTCCTCTTTGAAGTTATCCACCCGGAGATTGAACTTCGCCGTGGCGGTGTCCAGACGCCGCGCAAGCTCCTCGGAAGTGACGGTGGGGCTGGCAGGCTGAATCGGAGGCCCTAGGCTAATGGACACCGACTCCGTGAGAAAGCCGGTCTCTTTGGCCGGAAGTGTGACCGCCGAACTCGAACCTTCCTTCAAGGCGGCAATCAGAGTCTCGTCTGCTCGCTGCGCGGCGCGCTGTGCGGCCTGACGCTGCGTCTCCTTCTCAGTCTGCTTGATGGCCGGGAACTTCTCAATCTTGTCTTGACCGAACTCAAGAGGCCGGGGCGCGAAACAACCACCCAAGAGAAGGGCGATTGCGACTGCGATTGCGGCCAGTTGTTTCTTCATTTTCGTTTGCGCGGGAGGATAGCTCTCGTCTTCTTAAAGATGTAGAAAATCGTGGCAATGGCAACGCCGACTTTGCCCAAGACAGCGAGACCGTCCCACACCGGCCCCATCGTCGTAAAAAACGACGCAATGTCGGGAATCGTGAATCCCGACGCTGCCGCAACGGCAACCTTCATGTCGTCCCAAGGTTTCATATCGCATACCGACTCCGCAAGCTCGCATTAACGGCGGCAATCTGCGGGTCTGTTAGTATCCCGGAAAAAAGGAGTCGGGCATAAAATTTCATGCCGACATCTCCAATAATTTGTGAAGTCAAATTGTTGTTGCCGGTCGTTCCGGTGGAAATTTCAACGCCGTCTAAAAGCAGCCGACCCGTCGAAGTTGCGGTCTTGACTTCCGTGAGAACGACGGGAAGGTCAACGACTGCGGGAGTTGCGCTTATCAAGTTCACCCCCGACTGCAAGGCCCATTTCAAGCCTGAAGAGTTGACAATGCTCAACATCGGCAATGCGACCGTATCTTCATAGTTGGCTGGAGCGAGCACCGTGACCGCCGTCCAAAGATTCAAAGTTGGACTAAGGGCCGCACTCTGTAGAAAGTCATTAGTGCCGTCGAAAACCAGTGGGTTGTGACCGTTCAACGCACCTGCCGTAGTGTAAAGCGGCTGGGCGTTTGCAGTCGCTTGAGTGACGTTTCGCCCGTTTCCGCTCTGGTCTTGAATCGTCCCCGCCGTCTCTCCGTTGGAGATGGCGACTCCGCTGCCATTCAGGACACCCACGTCACTATACCAAATGGCGTAGGGGCTGGGCACGTGAACCGACGCCCAATAGAGCAACGGAATACAGCGAAGTGATAGTCCTGAAGCCTTCATCTTTGTTGATTAGGGCTGCGCAGCGTAGGCGGCAACGATGTCGGTGTCCGCCGTGCCGAATGCAGTGATGGTCAAAATCGCCGTCTTGTTAGCGGCAAGTGCCGTTGGGGCCGCAGCACCGATAAAGACCCATGCCGGGAAGGTCAAGGTGCGAATCGACGCACCGCCGGTAATCTTGAGCGTGACCGAACGTGGAGCGGCTTTGTTCGATGTCGTAAAGGTCACGTTGCCCGTCAGCACGAGAGTCCTGAACGCATCGCCCGCGAGGTCGATGTCAGTCGTCGCCGCATACGTCAGAGCCGAGACGGAATCCGTTCCCGCTGGCCCGGCGGGGCCTTGTGGGCCAGTGGGGCCAACACTACCGCTACCGCCGCTGCCGAGGGTTTGCTGAATCCACGTCTGGCGCTGGACATTCCACGTCCACAGGTCGTTATTCTGGCCGCGCTGGTAATGGATGGCGGGTTGGCCTACGTCATCTGGCTGGATGAAGCCAGCATTTGGATTCGGGAAATCGGTCTCTTTGATTTGCATATTTATTCGGGCCTGTTGGCCTTCGGCAACGGGACGACGTTGGACGGCTTGAAGTGGGCGTCCAACACTTCAAGGGACTGAACGGCGGTTGACATCTCCGACAAATTCAGGAATCGGAGGTGTGGATGCTGGACGACGCCCTTGAGGACTTCGAGGGCTTGGTCGGGGGTCAATTTGACTTGTTGGCTCATAGTGAGTGAAATATGCTGGCGTTGGGTTGGGTGTCAACGGTCAAATAATAACCGGGACTCGGTAAACCTGACCCGAGGCGTCAGTGATGGTGATGGTCGCATTAGTCAGCGCGGCAGCAGCGCCCGCAACGAGGCCCGTGACCGCATTCGCATCGGTCGTAAGCTTGCCTTGGATGTTGGCGAAGGCGGAATCGTCAGCAAGCCGGGCTTGCAGGAAGGTCGTGCTGCGCTTGAGCGACGGAAAGCTCGACGTGGTGCCGCCGAATTGGAGGCGGTTGAAGTTGGTGCCAACACCATCCCTCAACACCAAAACACCCAAAACGGTTGACTTCAAACTAACAAAATCAGAAGACCCCAACGCGATGCCCCCAGAACCCCGGAAAAAACCCGTGCCACCACGGTTGATTAGGTCGTTCTCAACGGTTAAATTAGTTCCAAAGTAACCGCTCCGAGGGCGCGTCGCGTTGCTTGCGCCGATGTCGTAGGTGTTGTCCGTCACCGCGAGAAAATGACCGGACGTGTTAATCTGCCAGAAGTTATTTACCCCGTCCGCACCTAAAAATAAAACCCCGCCAGCGTAAATCCCTAAATTTCTAGCCAGTCCAGACCCAGCGCCACTTGTAAAAAGACGGAGTGAGTTACTCGACCAAGACACTCCAAACCTCTCATAATTACTCGCGTTTGTGAACGTGTTGTAAAGGTTGAACGTCTGCGCGTTGGTGCCGTTGCGCTGTGCTAACGTGTTGGCTGCGTCCCGCTCAAGAACAACATCTCCCCCAAGTGACAAGGAGGCGGAAGTGACGGGGGCATAATCGGAGTCGTCACCGAGGCGGAAGTCAACGCCCGTGGCGTTGCGCTTCAGAGACGGAAAAGTCGCAGTGTCGTCGCCAAGGCAGAGTCGTGAAAAGGTGGACCGCGTATAGTTAGCGAGAATCAAGATTCCGTCGTTGGGAGAGGCTAATGTCGCTGCTGCGCTGGTCGAGGTGCCGTTCCAAATAGTGAGCGCAGTGCCGAGATGGATGTTGCTCGCTTTGAAGGTGCTTGAACCGATGGCGACGGCGTTATTCGTGAACAACAAGGGGCCGGTCATCGTGCTGCCAGCCTTGAGGACGTAGTTGCCGCCTGCGGTCGTCAGCGTGTTGATTTGCGTCTGGATGGCGCTCGTGACGCCGGAGAGATAACTCAGTTCAGTGATTGTTACCCCCGAAGCTTGCATGACTGAACTCCCGTCCGTCACTAAAACTTGGTTGGGGGGAGTGTCATTTAACGTAATAGAGAGCGCCGAGAGAGCACTGTTTACATCCAAGTTCTCGACATTGGTCAGGCTGAACCCGTTGCCGTCAATGTCTTGTGCCCACGGCGTCTGACTGGCGGGGGAACGTGTTGGGCCTTGCGGGCCGGGCGGCCCTTGAGGGCCAACACCGCCGCCTCCACCACCCCCGCCTCCATTGGTCTCTTGCAAAATCTTGGCGAGCAACACATTGTCGCTGTCTCCGGATATTGGTTCAGTGTTGGAGTAAATCATATTAACTTCGGAGGGCAATCAAAATCTTGCGCAACAGGTTGTTGTCGGAATCTGCGGGTTGGGGGTTCGCGCCGAGAGCCAAGGCCCACTTATACAGCAGGTTGTTCTTGGTGTCGTCAGGTTGCGGCTCTGTGGTCATGTCTATTTGAAGGAAAAAGCCGGACGGACTGTTACCTCCGTCCGGCTCTTGAACCAACCAACACTTTACTTAGTCAACGTCGTTGCAGACACCGACTTCGACGAAGCTGTCAGCGCCGCTGTAGCCGGAACTAGTGCTCGGGCTGTTCGACGCGAGACCGAGGTCAGCGGGGTTGCGCTTGTAGAGAATCGGCACAACGAACTGCGGGCGCTCAGGCTGGTAGGCGCGAGTAATCTGATACTTGTGCCAGCCGTAGTCGCCGAACTGGTTACAATCGTTGTCGATGTGATAGTGCCAGTCGAGTTCGCCCATGTGCAGTTGGGGCGCGAACTTGAAGCTGCCTTCGCCGACATACTTCTCGGGCACTAGGCGACGGAAGCTGCGCTGCGCAATCAGGAAGCCGACTTCGTAAGGCGCAGAGGCCCAAGCCGGATTCAGCTTGGCGTAAGCCGTGTTCTTCTCGACGTTCGAGACCGTAATCAACGGGTTAATCAGGTTCAGCACACCGGAGGCATTGAAGCCCGAGGAGCGCAGAGGACGCTGGTCAACGCCGAAGGCGATGCCACGATACGCGCCAGCCGTTTCCCACGAGTAGCCACGGAGAGATTCCGCGCCAAACTTGAAGGAGCCGTTGACGAACGAGAGCAGCACGTCTTTGACGCCCGACTCTTCGCGGAATTGGTTGATGATGTCGCTCGAACCGATGAAACGGAAGTGCGACTGACCTTCACCACCCGCCTCGAACATATCGGCGAACAGG